GATGGCCTGCCGAGCGGGCGATCACCACTCCTACTCGGGGGAGGTGATCTAAATCAGTATTAACTTCTATCCGCCGTCATACCGGGCTGCTGCGAGTGACCTCACGGTCGCTATCTCGCCGCTGGGCTTGGTTGAACTGGCGGATGAACTACCGAAGAATTTGAGGTCCATGGGCCTCGGCTGAATCGATACGCCAGCAACTGGGCCTGGTACCTGGGACACCACTGGGCGTATCGGCGGGAGTTGGGCGAACAGCAACTGACGTTCAACTACGTCAAGGCCTTCGCCGACTACATGGTGAACTTCACCTTCGGCAAGGGGGTGGAGTTCTCGTCGCCGGAGGCCACCCAGGCCATCACGCCGTACCTGCTGAAACGAGCATGGGAGCATGACAATGACAAGCAGACCCTCCTCTGGGAGATTGGACAGTTGGGGTCAGTCTCAGGCGATTGCTTCGTTAAGGTCGCCTACGAAGAACCTTTCGTTGATCCGGTGGGACGCCCACACCCTGGGAAGTTCCGGATTCTGCCGCTCAATCCTGCCTTCTGTTTCCCGGAATGGCATCCGCATGACCGTCAGCGACTTATTCGGTTCAAGCTGAAGTACAAGTTCTGGGGGACGGCGTCGGACGGGGCCAGGCAGATCTTCACTTACACCGAGATCATCACCGAGGACTTCATCGAGGAGTACATCAACGACGAGCGCATCGACCAGCGGCCCAACCCGGTGGGGGAGATCCCCATTGCGTATTCGCAGAACATCCCGGTGGCGTCCAGTCCGTGGGGGCTGGCCGACATCACCGACATCATCAGCCTGAACCGGGAGTTCAACGAGAAATGCACCGAGGTGGGGGAGATTATCAACTACCACGGTGCGCCGGTCACGGTGATCACCGGGGCCAAGGCCAACAACCTGGAGAAGGGGCCGAAGAAGGTCTGGGCCATCGGCAACAAGGACGCCAAGGTCCAGAACCTGCAGATGGATACCAACTTCCAGGGCATTCTCGGCTACATGGAACTCATCAAGCAGTCCATGCATGAGATGACCGGGATCCCGGCTCAGGCCCTGGGACAGCAGCAGCCGATCTCCAACACCAGTGGGACGGCATTGGCGGTCCAGTATCAGCCGCTGATGTTGAAGTATGGGCTGAAGAAGACCCAGTACTCACGGCTGTTCAAGCAGATCAACGAACTGATCATGCTCCACGCCGTGATCAAGGAGCCACAGTCGCTGATCTACAACCCGCTGGTGTCCTCGATCCCATTGACGCCGGGGCAGTATCCAGAACTGGATCCGACCGACCCCATTACCTATCAGACCACTGTTCATTGGCCGGAGCCGTTGCCGGTGGACGTGCTGATCAAGATCAACGAGATCCAGGCCCGCATGGCGATGGGGCTGGAATCCAAGCGTGGTGCTCTCCGTGATCTCGGGGAGATGTTCCCCGAACAGAAGATGAACGAGATCAACGAGGAGATGCTGGAGGACATGAAGGAGCAGGCGGCGCTGAATCTGGTGCAGGCACAGGCTTCTCAGTTCATCATCTCCGCCACCGGCATGTTGCCGGATGGGCAGCCATTGATATTGCCAGGGCAGGCAGGACCGCCGGATGAGGAAGGAAATCCGACCGGAGTTGCTCCTGCGGTCGATCCGGTATTGGCACAGGAGATCATGGCTCGGGCCTATGAGCAGGCTCCGGCGGAGAGAGAAACGTTCGACAAGCAATAGCTGATATCGCTTTCTCTCCGTAAAGTGTGGTATATCAGTGAGCAGTACAACTCACCGTTGAAGGAATCCCATATGTCAGGTCAGGGAGATGCTCCGACCCAGCAGGTTGGAGATACCGGGAACGGGTTCATAGTTGGTACGGATCCTCCGCAGCCTCGTCCCAATGGGGCAGAGTGGCGGGAAGTCCAGGTGGAAGCTCTGGGCGGTCCGGTCGGTACCTCTACCGCTCCTCCTCCTCAGACCGGTGGCTATGTCGAAACCACCACTTCCACCACCACAGCACCACGCACCTTGTATACCGACGAGGATCTGGAACGGGTCCGTCGGGAAGAGAAGGACAAGCTCTACGGACGCATCCAGACCATGGATGAGCAGTTGAAGCAACTTCAACGAGAGCGTGAGGAGCGGGAAGCCGCTCAGCAGGCGGAGTTGGATCGTCAGGCTGCTGAAGCCAGGTCCAGGGAAGAGTCCGAGATGGAAGTCCGGGACCTGCTCACCCGCAAGGAGGAGGAGTGGGCCAACCGGATGGCCGATCTAGAGGCCAGGTACGAGCAAGACCGGGCTGTGTTTGAGCGGGAACGTCGTTTCCAGGAAGTGGAGACGTACCGGCAGGCCCGGCTGGAGCAAGAGCAAGAGTGGATCATTCCCGAACTGAGAGACCTTGTGAAGGGAAGCTCGGAGACGGAGATCGATGAATCCATCGAGGAGATGAAGTCGAGAACCGCCGCCATCATGGGTCAGCTTGAGCAGACCGTGGCGACGAACCGGCAAGGAATGAGGGGGGCTGCTCCAACTGCACCTCCTGTGGGGCCAATGGAACAGATGGAGTCGTACGAAACGCTGACGCCGGAAGACATCCGGACTATGGACATGGAAACGTACAAGAAGTTTCGTGGGGGCCTTCTCGACGCCACCGGTCGGCAATACCGAGGTGGCTGACCGCTAGACCCACAACTTCATACGGTCCATAGGAGGACTACCCCATGGCGTTTCAGTTGCCCACGGGGTCGAACGTCACGGGTACGAACCGTGTAGCCGGTGGCCTCACCGGTTCTGCGTACAGTGCCCCTGCCGGTTACGACCTGACGGGTGCCGGAGCCAACATCATTGGTGGTTACGGCGCTGGCCTCACCGCCGGGACGAGCCTGCTCGGTCCCGCCATCCAGACAGTGTGGTCGAAAGAGATCCTCTTTCAGGCCATGCCTGTTCTCCGATTTGAGCAGTTCGCTGTAAAGAAGACGGAACTCGGCGTCATGCCGGGCCTGACCGTCAACTTCATGCGGTACAACAACCTCCCGATCCCGTCGGGGCCACTGGTTGAAGGCATCCGCATGAAGACCTACGGGATCACGGCGCAGCAGTACCGGATCACCGTGGCGGAACACGGCTTCGCCATCGCCGTCTCCGAACTGCTCCTCAACGCCAGCTTCGATGACGTGATGGCCTCGGCCTCCCGTCTGCTTGGCCGCAACATGGCGCTGTACATGGACACCCAGGCCCGGGAGACCATCCAGTCGGCCACCTCGGTGGTATACGGCTACTCGCCGCCGACCGACCTCACCACCGGCTACGGCATCTATCAACGGGGAACCCAGGCCACCTCCGGCACGATCGGCAACGGCGGGTTCTTCCTCACGCCGGGAGCCATCAAGGACGGGGTGCTGGAACTCTCCAGCAAGAACATCCCTCGCCTCGGTGAGACGTACGTCTGCTTCATCCACCCGGCCCAGAGCCGCCAACTCCGTGACACCCCGGAGTTCATCGAGGTCAGCAAGTACGCTGCCCCCGGGAACTTCATGTTGGGGGAGATCGGGCGGCTCTTCGACGTGGTGTTCATCGAGACCACCCAGGTGGGTCGTCCGCTCACCACGCCGTCGAACTTCATCAACCAGGCGTACGACACTGGTGGTGCGGTGGCCTGGCGTGGCAACGACGCCGAGACCAACCCGCTGGCCGGTGCCACCGGCTCGATGGGTTCGACGGGACCGAACACCCTGGCGGCGGGTCCTCCGACCCTGTCCGGCAACACGGGTGTGCAGGTCACGACGGCGGAGCCGGACGCCACGGCGACCCCCGGGTGGGACCAGCACTGGCCGTCGGACTTCACGCTGGCGCAGGACACGGAGCAGTTTGAAGCCCTCATGCTGGGCGACAACTCCTTCGGTCATGCCATCTCTCTCCCGGTGGAACTCCGGGACGGCGGTGTGCTCGACTTCGGTCGTGAGCACGCCCTGGCGTGGTACAGCATCTGGGGCTTCGGCCTGATCACCGACTCCGCTGTGGTGAAGATCCGTACCAACGGCTGAGGCAGCGAAGCGAGCTATGACAGGTGGAGGAGGGTGTGTCCCCTTCTCTGCCTGTCATAGCAACTATCAATAGGAGAATCCACTGTGCCTGAACCAGAGCGAGTGAACCCCCAGGTCGAGGTTCGATACGAGGAGGAGGGTGAGGTGGCGACGATGAAAGATGTGGTCACCGGTCCCCGTGGTCCTCTCCCGGAAGTCGAGGTCGATCAGATCAATGAGCCGTCCCGGACACAGCCTCAGGGTGTGCCCATGGTGGTGATCCGGGTCAACGAGGATGTGGAAGACATGTCCTACGTGGCCGGGAACAAGGTCGAGCACTACACCTTTGAGGCGGGAGTCCGGTATCGGGTGCCGATCTGGATCGCCTACGAGTTGGAGAACATCGGCAAGATCTGGCACTAAGGAGCCACGATGAGCCTCGCCACCGTTCACTACCTGTCCATGAACGTCCACTCAGGACAGATCACGCTGCCCGCCCCGGACGTGCATGGCAACTCGGTGACGTTCACGGCGGGCAGTCTGGCTCCGTCCACCAGCCACACCATTGCCTGGGGCGACACCAACACCTCCACGGTGACCACCAACAGCAGTGGGCAGTTGTCGACCACCCACACCTATGCCTCGGCCGGTACCTATACCATGCAGATCACGGAGACCACGGGTGGTCGAGTCGTTGGGCGGGCGACAGTCGTCGTCACTTGATATGGGGATTTCATGACCCGTCCTGGGTTCCTTATCCCGAATGCCAACCTCGTCGCCCCGGACTACCAGGCGGCCCAGCCGGATCAGGGCGACTTCCTGGTCCTGGGGAACGACCAGTACGGCGTGGTGACGGGGTGCAAGACCACTCTCGCCTTCCCTGCGGTCTCGCTGACCACGGACCTTCCGGCGGCCACCGCCAACATCCTGGTATGTGCCGGGAAGGCCTATCTGCTGTCGTCCGGGGCCTCGGTGATCTTGGCGCAGGCGGGTGCGCAGAGTCGGTTGGATCTCATCGTCTTCGATTCCAAGAACGGTGGGTTCAAGGCTCTCGGTGGGACTCCAGGCGACAACCCCGCCTTCCCGGACATCACCGACACCATGACCGTCCTGGCGGCGGTCTCAGTTCCTGCTGCCTCCAGTGGGGATCAGCCGACGATCATCGACAAGCGGGTCTTCCTGCCCACCACGTTGGTGTCGGATGCGGCGTCGACCGCCATGGTGCGTACTTACGACACCACCACCCCTACGCCGACGATCGTGGTGAACATCGACGGGCAGGGCAAGATCACCTGGGGGGCCGACACCGCTCTGGAAAAGGTGGCGGGCGGGGTGTTGAAGGTCACCAGCGAACTACAGGCGTCGATCCTGCGGGCCGATCGGTTGTTTGTGGGCGGTATCGAGGTCACCACGGCCTCGCATATCACCTGGGGTAATGCTCGACCGCCGTCGGCGGCGGTTGGTGATATCTATGTCGATACGACGACTGGTGATATCACCGTCTACAAGAACGGGGCCTGGGTATCACTCGATACTTCGGTGGTCCCGGGGTCGGTGATCATGTCCTTGCTGACCCCCTCGCAGATGCCGGGGTGGCTGGCACTGCAGGGGCAGAGCGTTCCGGTGGCTCAGGCCGGGAGCCTGCCTACTCTGTTTCCGCTCTGGGTGACCGGTACAGAGATCGTCATGCCGGACATGCGGGGGCGTATCCCGGTGGGGGGTGGATTCCTCAACGCTGGGGCACCAGGGTTCGTGAACGGCACCAACCCCTCGGGGACGGTGATCGATGACCATGGCACCATCAATGCCACTATCGGGATCGACCAGCTACCGGCCCATGTCCACCAGACGGGGAACGTCACCGGGGCGGGGGGTCTGCATCAGCATGCCATTCCGATCTGGGCAGCCTTTCAACCTCAGGGTGGGGTTGTCTCCAACGTCGGGTCGGCCAACACCAATGGGGTCGTGATCGACTCCTTGACCCAGACTCGGATTGCCGGAGACCATGCGCACACCCTGCCGACGCACAACTCGGTGGGTGGGGGACAACCGTTGCAACTGACGCCGCCGTCCTTGAACTTCAACTTCTTTATCAAGACGTAGCGTCATGCCCCCGAAGCAGCCCATCGTCTATCGGGTTGGTTCCTTCGTCCCTAGTACCGTGCAACAATCGGCGGAGCTACGTCCGGAGCAGTGGGAGGACATTCCCTACCCCTGGGGCGATCCCTCCGGGATGCCGAACGAGACATGGCCTCTGGCTGGGTTTCTTGCTACTGATATGGCGGTGGATGGTATGAGCACAGGTACGCCTGTCTACGACTCGTCCAGTCTTCTCCCCAGTCCCTACAACCTGGAGTGGGTGCAGGGTGACACAGCGATCTTTCAGTGGCTGTTTGTCGATGTCAACTGGACGGATGTCGATCCTGGGTTGACCAATCCTGATGCGCCGGAGTGGGTGGAGACGGTCTGGAATGCGCAGGTCAGGAACCCCTATATTTACTCGACCTATGCCTCGGACTATTGGGTCCCGGCATACGGATACCAATATCAATGGTGGCGAGGACACAGCATCGCTGCAAACTTTATCTGTACTTCCTCGGTTATCCAGGTTCCTGATGAAGCAACCCTTCCTGATGTACCTGTTCGCTGGGCGACGGAAGTGACCGTTACCTTGCCTGCCGATCAGAGTGCGCTGATCCTTCCCGGTAACTGGTATCGCTGGGACCTGCAGACTCGTACGGTGGACAACATCGTGACGACCCACTTGAGGGGCAAGGCTCGCATTGTGACCGAATGGACGGTGGCGTAATGGCTACGTCTCGCAATGAGGTGCTGATTTCCCCGGTCCTGCCTGGGCCTCCTGGGCCACCAGGAGCTACAGGACCAGCCGGGGCGTCAGGCCCGGCCGGGGCCGCCGGACCGACCGGTTCTCCTGGTGTTCCGGGTGGTCCTGGTGCGGTGGGTACTCCTGGTGTGGCTGGAGCAACCGGCTCCGTCGGACCTCAAGGAGCCACTGGTTCTGGAGCGACTGGACCTCAAGGTCTTCAAGGAGTCACGGGTCCCGGAGGTGGGGCAACTGGACCGCAAGGTGCAACCGGGGGTCCTGGTGCTACTGGAATCCAGGGAGCGACCGGTGGAGGAGCGACCGGTGCTCCTGGTCCGACCGGTGCTCAGGGATTTGTCGGTCCTCAAGGAGCCACGGGAGCCGGAGCTACCGGGGTCATGGGACCGACCGGGCCGTCTGGAGAAACTGGGGTCCAGGGAGCAACCGGTGGAGGAGCAACTGGTGTCACGGGGGCGACGGGTGCTGTTGGTCCCGGAGGTGGAGCAACGGGGCCGCAAGGTATCGCTGGAGTCACGGGTGTAACGGGTGCTACCGGAGTTACCGGGGCGACGGGAGTCGGAACGACTGGAGCTACTGGAACCGGTGGGACAACCGGCGCTACTGGTACTACCGGAACCCAAGGAGCTACTGGTATCGGGCCGGTCGGAGCGACTGGTGTTACGGGGGTCACTGGTCCGACTGGAGTGACAGGCCTGCAGGGGGCGACCGGTGTGAGTATCACCGGGGCTACGGGGGTTACCGGTCCTACCGGTCCGAAGGGAGACCAAGGGAATCTTGGGAGCACTGGTCCGCAGGGGACCCAAGGTGTGACTGGTGTCCAGGGTGCGGCGGGGGCCACCGGCACTACCGGCACCACCGGAGCTACTGGAACAACTGGAGCCACCGGGGCTGGAGCGACCGGTGTTACTGGGGCTACGGGAACCACTGGCACTACCGGCACCACTGGGGCTACCGGAACTACCGGAGCCACCGGTACCACTGGGACGACCGGAGCGACCGGTGTCAGCGTCACTGGCAATACCGGAGTTACAGGAGCCACGGGCGTTACCGGGTCGACTGGTCCGGTCGGACAGATCGGCCAGACCGGTGCCACTGGTCCTACCGGGACCGGCGGCCAGACGGGAGCCACGGGTCCTGGCGGTGCTGCAGGAGCTACCGGTACTACGGGAGCCACCGGGGCGCAGGGCACCACTGGGGTCACCGGCAATACCGGAGTTACCGGGGCAACGGGTACCACTGGTTCGGCCGGTGCTGCGGGAGCGACTGGTACCACCGGGACGACAGGTACCACGGGGGCTACTGGACCCACGGGTTCCACGGGTCAGGCTGGAGCTACTGGTGTCGGAGCGGTTGGTGCGACTGGCTCAGCGGGAACGGCTGGTAACACCGGGGTGACTGGAGCAACGGGTGCTGGGGCCACGGGGGCGGTCGGAGCTACTGGTCCGGTCTCCAGCTATGTGGTGCAGCTTGATGTCACTGACCCCAACGGGGCGACGCTGACCACCGGAAACGGTAAGGCGTACTACCGGGTCAACTCGGTGCTTAACGGGAAGACGCTCTCGGCGGTGGCTCTTTCGGCTACCACGTCGTCTACCTCAGGGACGCCGACGTTCAACATCTTCAATCTTCGTGGTAGCTGGAACATGCTCACCACGGCGTTGACGTTGGATATCAATGAGAACGACTCCTCAACTGCTGCTACACCAGCAGTTATTGATACTGCTTCCTCGCACAACGTCGTTCAGACGGGGGATCAGCTTCGTATCGACTGCTCCGTCGCTGGGACCGGTACGAAGGGGATCATGGTCGACTTGACCTTTAGCTGATAGGGTCACGCATCGTGGAACTCAATGAGCACCAGACGTACGAGCGGGACTGGTGGGGCAACTGCGTCAACACCTTCGGGGAAGAGGCCAAGCAGATCACTTACGCCTGGAACATGGGGTTGGCGAACATCCCCAACTCCTACACCGGGGCCTGGCCGCAGTACGACCTGGAAGGCAAGTCGGTGCTGGACATCGGCGGTGGCCCCACTTCCATGCTGCTCAAGACCATCAACGGGACGATGCTCACGGTGGTGGACCCCTGCCCCTACCCGCCCTGGATCAACGCCCGTTACTCAGCGGTCGGCATCTCCTACTTCCAGGAGCCGGGAGAGACGTTCAACGCTGGGCATTTATTTGACGAATGCTGGATTTATAACGTGCTCCAGCACGTCGAAGACCCGGAGAAGTGCATTGGCACGGCGATCCGGCATGCCCAGACGCTGCGGATCTTTGAGTGGGTGAACACGCCGCCGACGTTGGGGCATCCACACACCTTGACCAAGGAGAACCTCGATCTCTGGATCGGCAACGGTGCCAATGGCACCGTTGGCTGGACCACCGAGAACACGGCTGTAGGCGAGGCCTACTACGGAGCATTCACACTATGACCATCATTCTGCCGGACCCGTTCCCGGGTCGTTGTAAGAACCATCGTTGGGTGGGGGACACGTCGGTGCGGTGTCTGGAGTACGAGGGAACGTCGCACGTCTGCAAGTTCCCGAAGTCGTTGCCGCCGACGGATGCCACCCGGAAGTATCAGCAGAGCAGCAGCCTCAGTGGCAGCGTCATCAACCCGAAGCCGTGGGTGAAGCCGGAGGATTAGTGAGCGAGAAGAAGTTCCGCTTCCATATCGTCACCCTGCCGCATACGCAGACCACCAAGGAGTTCTCTTGGTGTGCCTACACCGAGAAGGTGCGGAAGTTCTGCAACATGATGATGTCCCTCGGTCATGAAGTGTTCCTCTACGCCAGCGAGGAGAACGAGGCCGACTGCACTGAGTTGATCACGGTGGTCACCAAGGAGGAGCAGGAGTCCTGGTTCGGCCATCTGGACTGGCGACAGGATCTTTTCCCGGTGGATGGATGGGAGCCGTCCAAGCCGTGGTGGCAGGTCGCCAACGCCCGGACGATCAAGGAGGTCGCTCTGAGGAAGCAGGAGGGGGACATCCTTGGCACGATCATGGGTCGATGTCACGGGCAGATCGCTGACGCTTTCCCTGAGCTACTCCCGTGTGAATGGGGGATCGGGTACGAAGGAACTTATGTTCCGTATCGGGTCTTTGAGTCCTACACCTGGATGCATCATGTTCATGGTGTTCAAAGGGACTCCAACGGTCGCTTCTTTGACGCTGTCATTCCCAACTCGTTTGAGATCGATGACTTCCCGTTCGGTACCGGTGACGGTGGCTATTACCTCTTCCTCGGACGAGTGATTCTGCGGAAGGGTCCTCACGTCGCTGCCGAGGTGTGTCAGGCCCTGGGTGAGAAGCTGGTGGTGGCGGGGCAGGGCGTGTGGAAGGAAGAGAAGAACCACCTCTACGGGATCGACAGTGTGGAGGTGAAGTGCGACAACCTGGAGTACGTCGGTGTCGTGCAGCCCAAGGAGCGGGCCAAGCTCCTGAGTGGGGCCAAGGCGGTGTTCATGCCCACCCTCTACCTGGAGCCGTTTGGTGGGGTGGCGTGCGAAGCCATGCTCTGCGGTACCCCGGTGATCTCCACCGATTGGGGGGCCTTCACTGAGACCATCGTGGAAGGTGAGACCGGGTTCCGGTGCCGCATGCAGCGGGAGTTCATCGAGGCGGCCGAGAAGGCCCCTTCCCTGGACCGTAAGGCCATCCGGGAACATGCGCTGCAGTACACCACCGACGTGGTGAAGCATCAGTACGACTACTACTTCCGGCGTCTCGACAGCCTGCGGCGTGGGGGCTATTACGAGATGGAGTACTAACTATGGATATCTCCGTCGATAAGCAAGAACTCTTGGATGATCTGTTGGAGTTGTACTGCGCCTTGTTGGCGGAGAATCTGTTGCTCAAGCGGGCGGTGCAGAAGCTCACCACGGATAAGCCGATGATGGCGGTACCAGTGACGGATACTTCCCTATCGGGTTAGTATCAAGCCATGGCTGCGCTGTCCGATGTGTCGGCTATTGCTCGGCAGTTGAGCAGGGACTTCGGAACGTTCTTTGAGGAGAACTTCGCCTCGATACCAATCGGCAGCACGCTGCGGCTCCCACATCCTTTGGTCGAGCCAGCGTCAGTCTCTGTCCTCAATAACGAGGACGGGATGAATGTCACTGATGGCGTAGCAATCAACGCTCGCAATGGGCTGTTGAAGCTGCAGAACCCCCAGAACTACCAGGAGGGCGTGTACGTCTCTGGGATGTACTTCAACTGGTTCTTGGACCAGGATCTGGATTTCTTCTCTGGGCTGATATCCATGGAGCACACTCAGAACTCCTCCGGCACCACCTTGGAGAGCATCGAGGGGGTCGAGGTCGAGGTCATGGGGATCGGAGCGCTGGTCTTCGCCCTGTGGTCGTTGATGAGCGAGTTCGCCACCGACATCGACGTGTCCTCGCCGGAGGGTCTGAACATCCCAGCCCATCAGCGCTACCAGCAGATGTCTTCTCTGGTGCAGTACTGGCAGGCTCAGTACAACCAGAAGGCGGCGATGCTCAACGTCGGGCTGAACAAGATCGACATCTTCAGCCTGCGCCGCATCACCCG